AAGAACGGCGAATCGTTATCTACAAACTGGATGTCCCCACCTGGTGTGAGGGTTGAATCATCCTGAACGGTTTGACGCCTCTGATTGTATGACAGCAAGGCCCCGACGTAAGTATACGGTCCAGGCACTGCTGCTGAATGACCCCCGCAGATATTTACATAAAAAGGATCAGCGGTAGGTGTAGCTGCATCATCAAGCTGAGTCAGCTGTGAATAGTCCCAGACACCTCCAGTAAAGAAGCCGCCCGTAACTGGTATAGTACCTGATAGAGTATCCTCAATCGCATACATACGTTGAGTCGTAGCTTCACTAGGAGCAACAGGAGTAGTCCTATCGTAAGCAATATTAAACATAGACGAATCCATATTGAATCGCATATGTTTTGCATACTTTCCTATGGAACCCTTCGAGACTCCTGAAGCCTTGCGGAGATCCTCACGAAGAAAATGCGCCATTCTGACGGCATTCCTAGTCTGCCAATTATTCGGGCAAGTATAAACCGAAAGCCCGAGTAATCCATTATCACCACTAACATTGGCGATAGTCGTAGGAACGGTGTTGATTGTGAACAACATATCATACACCAGGGGCTTACCCTTTCCATTCACCTGGTTATGCCCTTTGCGATCTATAACAGATAGCTCTGCAGCAGTATCCAGGTACAAGTTAGTTGCGGATGCGTCACCGGATAGGCGACAAAAGCCCATAAATGTGTTCGACATATCCCCATATGGGGAACTCGACACCCGATAAACTTTGTGGAACACCCCAATCGGTCCGCTCGCGAACCTAGTTTCTTCGTTCCATAGCGCCACCCCGGCACTCTCTACCCTTTCGGGCATCGCGCCGCCTCCTCCGAACCGGGGGCCGTCACTCTATTGAGAGTACCGCTCCTTGCGTCGTCTACGAGCCCACCGTACGTGGCGGGGGTTAGATCGTAGCTCACCCTGCCATTGGCGCTTGAAATAGTCTGTAGAGCGATAATTGTAAACAGCAATCCGACGCTGCCCGGGGAGAGTGAAAACCCGGGACTTACGCTTCGGTATATCGCTTTGCCATTGCCTTTCCCAAAATGGGAATCGTAATACATTGTCTGCGCGGACAACGCCCACGCAGCGGGGACAGAGACAACCTTCTCCAGGTAAAGTCAATGCCCCCTCAAATAACGACGTGTTGCAGCACGTCTAAATCGAGCAATCTCTTCAGTAGAATACTTGCTCATTCAAAAAACTCCAAAGGAATACAAGAAGACTTGTCGGTCCAGGTACCGTGCTGGGAGTAGTGATAACACATCTCTGCCCGGTGAGTTTTAACAGTGCACGACGTCAACGAACGGATTCGGTCGACGGTCTGTTCAAGGTTCATCAAACAGGCTGATAAGACAGAACTATATCAGCGTTTCACACAGCGTCGCCCATTCCACCGAAAACCGGTAGGGCAACGCTTACGGGGTTTCGACCCCGAACGACGACCCCCATGTGCGGAACTTACACTACGTGCGCCAGGAGACGGGGAACGCCCGCTCGGCTTGTAAGTAGACTTGGTCTCAGGGCCACCATTCTGCTGGTAAGTCTTCGAACTTGACCCTGAGTCTAGATATTTAGATAACAAGTGATAGCCTCCATGAACGAGGCCACTAGCCACCGAAACGTAGGGATTCCTAGCAGCTATACCTACTACGGCACTAACGAGCAAATGCTTCTGCTCTGCTGGAGAGACAACCGGATCTAACCAGGACAAGCCGGTATTAGTCTCATCATAGTCTTTGTAATACTTCAAAGCCATCAAAGACCCACCATAACGGTAACAGGACCGTGAATAGCTGCGCCTACTGCAATTCCCATAATGAACCACAGTTTCTCAGCTGGTAACTTCCACCGTCCAGACTTCAAAGCAGCCTTGGCCTTCTCCGGCCAGAAATAACGTGCGGACTGGATAATAAAACCCAAACGGTTTCTACCTCCGTAAGATCCAGATCCTGAATAACGAGATTTGTATAGATAATATCCTATACGATAATCGGCGGCGGAAGAACCCCAACCACCCATATTCTTTACAAAACTCTTACCACGTTGGGTTGGTCCACGCCAAACCACGTGATCACATCTCGTATGTGCCCAGGCACTCACACTTGATGATAACGTCCTGGTCTTCATAGTTAGCAGCCCCGAACGAAAACTGCACTAAACCCAAAGGAGCTTGAACCCTGAAGGTCCTTGGTGCATTATTGTTAGTTGTAATAGTAATTACATCTGCTAGCTGTGCTAGCATTGCATCCGATGTAGCTCCAGCAGAGCGATCATACGGAGGATTATCCTGCTCGTCAAGCGTAATCTCAACATACGCATCCTCACTAACATCAGTCTCCGGAATACGGAAGAACGGCGAATCGTTATCTACAAACTGGATGTCCCCACCTGGTGTGAGGGTTGAATCA